ATTCATAATTAATTTTTTGTATATATATAAGGGGTAAAAGTGGCGGTATTTTTTTTGTTGATCTGGTGCACACCCCAACCCCTTCCGAACCTTATATTCTTCCGTCAAAAGCCCGTTTGACCTTAAATTTTTAGGTTTGGGTATGTTTGGGGGGTAGGGGGTGATGGGTTACTTTTATGGTGGCGATACCCATGTCCCTCACAAAATGAAATATAGCATTGTTTGCCCTAAGTCCAGTTATAAAAGGATTTGAAAGAAAGTCCTAAGAAGAAAAGAAGGGATAAGTTTAGTGTCTACTGCTATAGGGGTATTAGTGCCTCATGTGGATTCAGGTGGAATTGGAAGCCATAAGTAATATTTTCTTGTATTAATAAGTTAAAGTCTTATATATTATAAGAATAATTTAGGAATTATAATGAATCTACCAGATAAATGGAAGCCTTCGAAAGTAAGAGCTTTAGAGTTTATGACAACATACCCAAGTGCCAAGATGGAAGAGGTGGCAGAAGAAGCAGGGGTTAATAAACAGACAATATACCTATGGATGAGAGACCCAGAGTTTGTAGAGGTGTTCTATCAGAAGTACATGGTTTCTTTCGGGTCTAAGCTACCATCTATCTTAAATGCCATGATTAGAGAAGCAGAAGCAGGTAATGTTCAAGCAGGTAGGCTTATACTTGAGCATTCAGGCAAACTTATAAAAAGAGTTGAGATAAACAACACCAGAAGTCCATTTGAGAAGTTTCTTGAGAAAGATGTCTACCCAGAAGCCGAGGATGCAGAGTTTACCGTTATGCCAGAGAGACCGATCTATGAAAAGAAGATAAAACCTAAAACAAAGGCTCAAGAGAAGGCAGAGATAGTTAAAATGGAGAAAGCCATCGAAAAGCGTAGGGAATCTGCCAAATGGCGTACCAGAGCTATGAAAGTAGGGGTAGAAGTTCTATCTCAAGGTAGGAAAACTCCGAATCAAATCAAAGAATGGCGTGAAAAAGTAGAAAAAGCCGAAATTCTGCCATAAGTCTCACTATTATTGGCTTTATGGAGAAAAAGCCATATCAAATCTACAAGTATACCCCCCTACCAAAGCCATGTCAAATCTACAAGGTGGGGTAAGGCACTTTTCAACATACGTCACCCTCGGTGGATATGCCAAAAAACCCCAAACCCATGTCAAATACAGACTAACCCCTTTATATACTATAAAGGGTATATATAAAACTCTATACAAAGAATAGTCTATATTTGATATGGATATAGGCATTAATTAATATATATGAATTGGCAATTCAATAATTAATTAATATCAATACGCTTTTTTGTTGATTCTACGTGTTCTTTTTTTGGTATCTCAATTCGTAATACTCCATCTTCAAATTTGGCAGTAACATCATTGGATAGATTATCGCCTAAGTGGAATGAACGCTTGAATGAGGAATGTTTAAGCTCTCTAACGATGTAACGGGCATCTTCATCTTCTAATTGATGCTTATCCCCGCTAATTGTCAAGACTCCATCCTCTACGTCGATACCGAGTCGTTCTTTCGTCATCGATGGCATTTCAGCAACAATTACAACACATTCGTCATAATCTACTACATCTACCTTCGGGAAAGAACCATGTTTAAAGGAAATTCCAAATTCTTTTTGGAAGTTTGGGAACTGGCTTTGCACAATCTTATCGAACATTGTGTCAAAGGGTGTTAGGAACTCATCTCGATTGAAATGAATTGGTACGGTTGCTATTTTCATTATTTACTCCTGTTATGCAAGTTGGCATCCTCATTATGAGCGATGCGTAAGAAACTATTTAATAATTAGTTCTAAGTTCTTCGACAAATTCTTCTTCAATCTCCCCAAGGAAGTTGTCTTCTGTCGAAACGGTGGATTGTCTTACATTGAATGAACTGCAAGCTGGGCATTCTTCACTGTACTCATCACTATCAATAGCGAGAGTATTCCAATCCCATGCACATTCATCACAAACCCATCGTTTTATGTTATAATTTTTCATATTTTTATTGTATCATTGATTTCAATATCTTCTGGCATTAGCTGGCAGTAGCAATACTCTTTACAGACACTCCATCCTGAAGCTGGCATACCTCTTGATTCCCAGCCTTCCCATGTGTCAAGTTCTCCAGCTCTACTCTCACAATCGGGACAAATATTCTTTGAGACGGTTATCCATCTTAACTTTCGCCCCATTTCTCCGCTTCTGCGGAATGCTTGGTTAATTCCGCCAACAATTCCTCGCTTAATGGAATTGCTAAGCTCTCCGAAGATTCTTCCCTTCCCCCTAAAGTCCGCACCAAGAACCCCAACAATTGATTGTTCGCTAACACCACTTCGTGTAAGTCGTTCAATTTCTTGTTTAAGTCGTTCTGAGAAGATTCGGACATCGTAAGAGAGTCCGAGAGCAACCCATAAAAGTATTTCTCTATCTTTGTCATCTAATTCCCCTTGATCTGCCATAATATACTCTAAATTACGTTTTTAATACAAGTGGTGATTTACGACTGAGAGATTTTCTCATATTAGAAATGAGATTCTTAATACCATCTTTAGCCTTAGAAATAACAATAAACTGTCTCTGTGTTACTCCGTCACCAGTCTGATGGACTATCCCGTATCCTTTAAATTCGATACCATCACTGGTCGATTTTAAACTATCGTGCAATGTTCCAGTCTCATACATTGGTGGGCTTTGTGGATTACCTCTTCGCTTCCTTCTTGCTTTTGTAGATGGCAGTATGTCTGGATTTACCTTACCGCTTTTGATATAGTCTTTGGAGACTTTTACGGTCTCTTCTTTTGAGCTACTCAGGAATCCATCAATTAACTTGGGGACATCACTTGCAAGGCTGGCGAAATTAACCCCTACTCTTATCTCTAACTTCATTCCAGAAATCCTCCCCTAACTTTTTTGCTTTAAAATATCGCTCTTGATATTGAATGATAATCTTTTCGACCTGTTTCTCTCCCCACACAACTGGGTCTTCGATGATCTCATTAATAGTTCCTTCTAAGTTAATCTCAATATCATTGATTTTGTCCAGCTTCCTGACGGAATTGAGCAAAGATTGACTGTTTTGATTCGCTTTCGTTTGTTTGTCTATTGGCATCGATTATTCCTTGTGCTTGTTCTTCATTTAAATCTTTATTATCCCTAACCATGATTTTAGCCCGGGTGATGAGATTTTGCTCTAAATTGAATTGGTCTTTCAATATTTGGTCTTGTATAGTCGTCGGATATTCCACTTCCTCGAAATCAATTCCAAAGTCTTCAGGTAGCATAATTCCATTATATTCAGCAATAGTTCTTTCCACAGAATAAAAATCTTTTTCATAAAGTCTCCATAAGGCTATGTCGTCAAAGTAATCTTCTTTCCTCTCAAGGTCTTTAATCATTAATGAAATACCTGATGGCACTTCACCGCCTGATTCTGCCCATTGAATCCACAAATGATTATTCGATGCGACGAGTTCAATTTGAAATTTAATATTATTTATTGCATCTGCAACATTTCCACTTGGGGAAGTGATGTGGTATTCTCCCTCATCGCCCATATCAAGAATCTCATTCGAGCCAGTCCTCATAGATTGTTGGTCACTCCTCATGCCCTTAACCCAAGGCTGTCCAAACATATTAAACCTCATCCCGAGATTCATCTCAGTAAGACCAATATTCACTTGCTCGTTACAATTTATAATATCACTTGCACCCTCAACGAAGAAAGAATCAATCTGATCCTCTCTATGTGTGAAAACAAAAGGAAGGATTCCATACGGGTTTTTAGATTCATTTAAAACTTTTCCATCCTCGTCAAGTACAGCATATTTCTCAGAGTCCCAATAGCCCCATTGCAATCCGACTGTATTAGATAAATCTGCTGTCTTATTTAAAAGTGGATAGATAATAGCCTCTGGCTTGAACGGATTATCACCAAAATATGTCTCAAAGTAATAAATTGGTCGATAATCGAATGTTTCATCATTCCAAAATACTCTATTGGCAATAGTCCCTAAAAGGCGGGTCATTCTTTCAGAATGTTTCATTCGTACATCTTTTGTAGGTATTAGAGCATTATACG